GGAAGCCAGGGTTGAGGGTGATTCTCTCTTGACTTCCTGTTCGCCGAGTTCCATCAACTGGATGGTGGCTCTGCGGCAAGAGGTCCGGAAGCGTTCCGGGGCGTCTTTGATGCCCGTCTCTACTGCCTTGATCTTGAAAGATGTACTCATGTCGTCACCTTGACGGGTTTCGGGTTGGGTGTACCGATGATATAGTCGGCGGCTTTGTGGCGGGCCAGATCATAGTAGGGTTGTCTGATTGCCTTAAGCTGTGCAGGTGATGCCGTTGCGATCGTGCCGGTCCCGAATTGACTCTTTTCGATCGAGGACAATATGACGCCCTGGGTTGCTATATGTAGGTTGAGTTTCGGCAAGGCGAAGTACATAACCAGTTCGCCCTCGGCTTTCTTCAATTTCTTTTTCCTTTTCTCATCCGTGGGAGTTGCGCTGGCCGCGTCGTCATAGGCCGTATCGCCCACCCATTCCCTGATTTCTTCCTCTGCGCTTTCAATACAGATTTCGAGGAAAGGTCCGGTCGGCCGGTCGCCCGCAAAGGCCGGGTGCATTTCCCGCAGGTAAGCCGTGTCAACGATGCTCATATTCAGCCCTTTTGAGATGTCCCGAAGCCCCGCGGCGCGGGGAGCCGATAATTTACACTCAGAGACATATATTTCTCCATACAACCTGGTCGGTTTTCTTTATACCTGACATTTCATCAGGCGTCAGTACTTCGACGCCCTCGACCTGATGCAGATCCGCTATCCGGGTCGTATCCCCCGGCCCCGGGGACCCGGTAGGGGGCAAGGCCCCCCCGGTCACTATTGCGGTCATGATTTGTTTTTTCGGATTCATTGCCTTATTTCGGGCGGACGATATCGTATAGCGACGGCCAGGATGTGAAATTCGCGTTTCCGTTGACGATTACCCTGGCGTTCCGGTGCAGAATCATATATCCGACGATGAACGAGGCAGCCAGTTCGTGGAGTTGCCTGATAATGTCCTTATCTTTCTCGATCATGAGACCCTGCGTCACGAATTCGCCAATACAATTATCCTTAGATATGACAATCAATTTCTTTGTCGCAATATCCTCATGCACATAACCATTTTCCGGGACCCTGATTTTACCGCGCAGATTCAGTTTTGCTCGTTCTACCCCGGCTTCCCGTTTTTTAAACTCATCCAGGTCGAGAATATCGATCATCGTGTTCTCATCGCCTATCATATGCCCGGTCGGTCTGCCGAGACGCCACAAGCGAACCGATGCGCGGAGAATGTCTTTATAGGTTATGCCGTTTGTGCTGCTGTATACCCCGATGGTTCCGGCGCTTTCATCGATTAGTTCATCACTCTGGTCCCGACCATTGTCCCCATTGGTAAGGACATCGATGAGAGTCGCCAGTTTGTCTGCAATTATGACGCTTCCGAACCCCTGAAAAAATTGACCGATCAGATTAATCGGTGAGTAACGGATCGTCTCATAGGGAATCTCTAAAGCCCGGCCTTTTTTCTTGCTCTTAATTGTTTTTTGTCCGACCTTGATTTTATCGAGTTCGAAGCTTACACCAGGTGCCACATCTTTTCCCTTCGTGGTTTTCATATCCTCGGTAATGATATAAGGCTGGGTCAGGGTGTCGGAGTTTTGTTTTGTGACTGTAACGGCAATCAACTCCTTTGTGAAATCAATATTCGTAATACCCTTATGGATAGCTGATAGTAGTATTTCATACCAGAGCCATTTCATGTTTTCGTCACCTTCCGCCAGGGAAACTAATTGCTGCACCTCCATGGTGTTTGGCTTGATATCCAATTCGTTGAAAAGATGTTCAAGAGCGTGTTCCGGATCCTGCGGATAATAATCAGGATAGTCGCTTGATAGATGTTGACGGAGGGTTCTTGTCACCCCATTGTTTCTTAGCTCCATTAACTCATTATGAAGCTGTGTAACTTTTTTGTGTAATCCCATGATTGACCTCCTTAATTTGTCAGAATTTTTCCCTCTGCGTCGGTTGCACCTTCGATGCAGATTCCCGCGCAAAGTTCCGGGCTGTCCGTTCCGGGAGTGAAAATTGTATAGCGCTGCACGTCCCCGGTTCCCGGGGTGCCCATCATAACCAGGTTCCCCGGTACCGCCGTGCCCTCAAAAAGGGCCACCCGCTCCTCGGAGTATTTGGTAATGATCGTACCATCCCCGGGAAAATAGCGGGGTTTGGAATACAGGGTACCGACTACAATATCACCAGCAGCAGCCACATCCACCTCACGGGCGGCAGCGCCGGTAAATTTCATAGCGGTTCCGATGTCCGTATTGGCCTTAACTGTGACCGGTACGCCCATTAATCCTCTTGCGTTTCTTATTGCTTCACCCATGATTGACCTCCTTACATGTAGTTAATCTCTCCGTATCCGGTCTGCTTACGCTGAGGCTCCGGATCCGGGGGCTTTTGTTCCACGCTTGACCGGCGTTCCATTTTGGTGTTACACTTCGGGCACTTCATGGGGAACTTCTCATCGGCCTGGTCCTGGAAATCCTTCCGGTACTTTTCCAGGGCGGCGAAATCGGCATTATCGACCATGTCCTTCTGGATGGCGGGAACCTCCTTTCCGAGGTTGACAACTCCTAACAGCCGGTTACATTCCTGGCGCAGGGCCGCAACCTGGTCGGAGTGGAACGCCTCGAAGGGCTTCAACCTGGCAACCTCCTGGTCAACCGTGGCTTTTTCATCGGCCAGGGCGTTAAACGCTTCTACCAGCGCCTTGACGCCGCTTTCTACATCCACATCCGTCGATAGGGAGCGGGATGTGATACTGGAATCCTTGACCATACGGATCAAGGCAATTAATTTTTCTTTCATCGTTATTACCTCCTGGGTATTTTTTTCTTTTTCTATTTGTTGGCTTAACGCCGTGTTGGCTTTTTCATCACCGGCAGTGTGTGCGATCGCGGTATGATCTGCCCCGTAAAAAACCAGGGAGACCTCGAAAACCTCAAGTATTTTCTCGACTACGATACGAACTTCATGACCGTCGATATCTTCACCGAGGGAGTCGAAAAAGGTACGATCCTTCATATCCGGGTGAGACTTAGACCACTCGAACATCAACCCGGCGCTGCACCGGTTAATGGCACCGGTCTTGACGCCGCGAACGATGTGCTCTTTGTCGATGACTTTATCGAGCCAGAACTCTGCATCAACGCCCGGCGGATTGCTGGCCGAGTTGAATACCGGTTTTTTCACCAATCCCACCCATTCCTCTATTGACCGCCAATGATTTTTCAGTAATGTCCGCTCGAACAAATGAGCGGCGTTTGAAAGAACGTCCTTTTTTGAGTAGTCAATCGGGTATCCCTTCCCGTAGATCGTGATAGCCGAAAGCACCCGGAACAATCGGATTAAGTATTCGTCCGTTTCCCGGATGTTCGGATTTTCCTGGCCCTCCTGGTCGGCAGCCTGGTTGACTTCCAGGTTCGGAGATCCGGATCCGGTTCCGGGGATATCCGACAGGGCGAAGTCCTGGCGTACCTGCATGACGTTCCCGGAAGTAAAAATCCCGGGTACTATTTCGTTGAATTGTTTCATAACTGGTTACCTCCTGTAGAAATCGGGTAAAACACAACCTGAAAAATACTTATAAAAATGCTGACAATTCTGGCTAATAGGGGGTTAATAGGGGTATCTCGAAAAATCCGCCCCTTAATACTTCCGGGCAGACGAAAAGGCGTCAGAATCGATTTTTCACTTATCATCGAATTCCCCCCGGATGCTGCAGCGACACTTGACGTGGTAGGTCGGGAAGCCCCGGCCCCCGGTAATCGCTTTTTTCCCCGTATCGGGATCTTTCCCTTTCTCTACCTGTATCTTAATTTCATCGCCGTCTATCATCTTTTTCGCTTCCTCATCGTCCGGTACATTCGTTTTCTTGATATATTCAAGGGCCGCGGCGACACTCTTGGCCTTTGCCAGGGCCTGGGTAATTTTCCGGGCATCGGCAACTTTGAAACGCTTCCCGATAAATTCCAGGCATATCGGGCAGGCACCGGCCACGCCGACGACCTCGGCGTACACAAACCCACCCTCGAAAAGCTGTTCAAGATGGGAATAGGTTTGAATCCTTCCGACACAGCTTGAAACGATTCTATCCATCTGGTGATAGAGATCGCCATTAAGCGCGGCTCCGAAACGTCGGAGAAATTCCGATTCTGTTTCCGCCGTCCACTTCCCGTGCAGGGCTTCGCCCTTTTCAAGGAACGCGTCTATGAAGTCTTGAATATCCCCGCCGAAGTCCTGGTTATCCACGAACTTCGAGAAATAGTAATTGTCTATTTCAGAAAAGAACTCCATCGCGGCCAGGTCGCCCTGGTTGAACTTGACCGAAAAGCCCGGCTCCCTGCCGCCGAAAGCGGACAGGTCGGACTCTTTGAAATCCTTCCCGGTCTTGATTATGATGTCCTTTTGTTTCTCCTGGAATTCTTTGTCCTTGTATACCTTATATGACGGGGCCGCCTTGATGTATTGCTTGATCGCTGTCCGGAACGTTTTCGGGTCCGCCTTGACAGCGTCAAGATTTTCCTTAAGGTAATCAATAGCGTACCTGGTGACATGCTCGCTTAGTTCGTCGTAGTAAGGGAAAACCTCCATCATATACTTGCGTACCCACATCTCGACCCGGCGCTGGGCTTTGGCAGCGGCCCGGCGTTCCTTCGCATCATCGGCCTGGTCTACCTGGTACCGGTCAAGGTCGCAGGTAGGGCGTATCAATTCATACTGCTGAGTTTCGGGGTTGAAGGAAAACTCCTTGACCGTATTGCCTTTTTCAATACTGGCTTTCAGGAGCTTCTCATCGTACCAGTCCTCACGGCCCATCTCGTTCGCGGCAGCCTGTGGGGAGATCATACCTATCTTGACCTGCTCGAGTATACTCGACAGTTTGTACTTCTGTCCTAAGCTCTCGGTATTGGGATTCAATTGCGGGTTGGGATTGAAGAGCAGGGAGAGAGAAGAAACATCCAAACCCGCAAGGGCCAGGTCGAGATGGTAGGTTCCTTCCTGCCTGCGCTTGATTAACCGGCGGATGTTTCCCGCTTCAGCCTTCAGTTTGTTGTACGTTACGGTCGCGTATGTCTCGGTGGTCGAATAGGATCGCCCGTACATGGCCGGGTCACCGCCGAGTCCGGTAATCAATTGCTCCTCGTTCACCTGTACCAGATCCTTGATTCCCCGGGCGTCGCCGGTCACACTGAAATTCTCGAACTGCTGTTCATCGGGCATCACTAAGATGCCGTCCGAATAGTTGTCTTTGATATTAGCGGCCAGGTCGTTGATATAGTCCTGGTTCCTCTTTTTCCATCCTTCGTCGGTTTCATTAGGAAGCCGCTGCAGCTTACCGGCCTTGACAACATTGAGACCCAGCAGGCCGAGTTTTTTCATAATGAATTGAATGTTCTTGAACATGTCTTTCTGGATACCGATATGCTCAAGGGCGGCTGTCATCGGCGGCAGGGCATAGGGCGAATTTTCGACTAAGTCAAGGGCATAGTACCGGTATGTATAGGGATTAAGTTCGATCAAGTCCTGGTTGCCTGCTAAGTAGTTTACCTTCTGATAGGGTGTATCATCCCCCGGCTTGAATCGGATGGAGAACACGGGTACAATCACCACCCGCTCAACGCCCTGCAGGTCGCCCTGCAGCACGTCCTCGGATGATATGGCCCCGGAGACGCATAGCTGCCGGGTATAGTGATTGATAAGCCCGTCCA